TGTTTCACCACCTAATTGTGATATACTGCCCAATCCACCTGTTACTATCGGTACACCTTGTTGAGCTAATACATTTTCTGCTAAATTAGTTCCTAGTTTTTCTACAAAAGGCGCTGGTCTTGATACTGTTACTTGTTCGGCCATTATATTACTTCCTCTAATCTTTGTGATGTTTGAAACATGTCTCTAGCACCTTCTAATCCTTGAGATTCTTCTGAAACCTGACCTCCGGATTCTAAGTTCTTCATCATGTTATACATAACTTCTGCGCCTTTGTCTACATCTCCTTCACCTGCATTTCTAACTGCATCTGCAGTGAACACAAATTCATTCTTTGATAATCTTGCAGGTACATCGTCTGCTCTTTCCATTCTACCTAATGGTACAAACCCACCTTCTTCTCTTAAATCCATTTCTTGACCATCCATATCTAATAGAGGCATAGTCTTTTTAGCAACCGGCTCATCCATAGATCCACCTTCTGCGGCTAGTCTTCTGTTTGTATATAGAGAAGGGTTAGCCATAATAGTTCTTGGATCATCTATGTCTGCTCCAGCATATAATGTTTCATCTTCATCCTCTTCTTTTGGTGTCATTAAATATGATAGTGCTGTTGATCCTAATATACCGGCTCCGTATTTACCACCTATTTTATCTAAAAATCCTCCAGATCTAGATACAGCATCTCCAGCTGTTTTAAAGAATCCTGGTTTACCCATTAAAAAATTTTTTAAACCTAAAGCTTGTGAGTTGAACACACCTGCACCTTTTAATCCACCAAATGCCCCCATACCAGATAAGTAACTACCACCTGCATATAACAATGCAGCTTTACCTATCGGTGACTTAGCTATCTTCTTAACACCACGTGTAATTTTTTTAACAAGTTTACCTAGACCATACATTTGTCTTGATGATTCAAGGTCCATGATCCCACCTTCGTAAGGCATGCCACCTTCTGCAAGTGCTGCTCTACCACCATCGGCCATTAATCTGTAATTAATAGTTTCATCTTCTTCAACTGGTGTTGTAGTTTCCGCTGATCTTATACCCACGAAACAATATGCTGGTGGGTTGGGTCCTCTACAAGGATCTTGAAATACTCCATCACCACCTTTACCATCATCATCATCCTCAGTAGTTGTATAATCAAACCCAGGCAGTCCCATCATTTGTTGTGCTTTATTAGTTTGGAAAGAAGTTCTAACTAAAGTACCTAATGGTGTTAACATTGAAAATGGATTTGCTTCAAAATTTTTTGTAAAATTTTTTGTAAAACTTGTAATTGTATCTTGTCTATTTTTTGGAGCAATATCTACTTCTGGATCAGGATCTCCGTATGCAGCCAGTGATCTTTGCCTAGCATCAGCAGCAGCTCTTGTTCTAGATTTTCTTGCTCCAATTTCTCTATTGTCTCTAGCATCTCTACCTGTTTCAGGTCCTTTATCGCCACCGTGATCTCTACCAACATATCCTGGACGTTTACCGTCTGCTCTTTTTTTAACTAACTGTTGATATTGTTGTGCGTTTGTTATAGCCATTTGTCTATTCTATTTGGTTTTACCGAAAATATCAAGGCTCGGCATAATAACTTTTATGTCTCTTCGAATGTCTTTTTCAGGTATACCCTTTGATTTCCACTCATTATCATCGTTATATTTCTCACCTGTTTTAAGGTTAGTTATTGTTTCAATTATTTTTTCTGGTTTTATGACTTGCATTTTCCTCCTATGTTCTGTCAATTTCTAATATTGATACTGTGCCTTCAAATATGTCAGCAGAAGCTGATTGTAATTGTAACTTGTCGCTCTCTTCTAATATGATTGTACCATCAGATATAGACTTTGAATTACCTGCATTAACAGTATGCTCTGCAAACTGATAAGCTCTACCTGCAGACGTATCATATATAAAAGCTTTTATTTCCGTGTTCCCTACTCCAACATTAGCTACATGTATATTTTGTATAATTGCTCTAGACTCAGAGGGTACAGTATAAATATCTGTAGCATTAGTTGTTGTTAAATCAAATTGTGCGTTCTTATATCTATTAGCCATTATGTTGTACTTCCACTACTCATGAACCAAGTAAACCTTTGTTGTTCATCTCTTAAATCTTGTTGAAACGTAGAGTTTAATTTTTCAATTAATCCGTCTAAATCTCTTACTAAAGAATCCGCATCTTGTTGTTTATATTCTTTACTAGGTCTTGTAAATACTACTGTTACTTTAGCCATTATCTACGTCCATCGGGTTGTGTGTCTAATCTAAATGTACCTAGTTTCCAACTTTGACCAACAGCTGTATTTGCTACTTTTAAAGATATAGCTCTTGCTCTTGCACGAGTGTCCACTTTTTCGGTAGAACTTGTAATAGTAAATGGACCTAAGGGTGAACTTGATTGAGAGCTATTAGGATAGTTTCTAAGTTGTAGTGTTACTTGAGTACTACCTGTTTGAGATAAAAAGTCAGGTATAAATCTTCTAATCTTCATAAGAAATTCACCATCTCCTTTAAATGTTGCAACACCTGTTTGTTGTCCTGTAGATGATCTTGCTTGTGTAATATCAAAATCTCCTGATTCAATGTTAGAAGTAATTGCGGTCACACCATTTGCTAAAGCTTGATCAGTTCCTTTTTCGTGTTCAAAGTATATTGTGCTTCCCTCAGTGTTTCCTACTACATCAAATGATGCATTATCATCTGCATTAAAATATGTTGCGTGAGGTAAACCAAATACGGATGAGTCTTGCCACGTGCCTCTTGCTAAAGTTCCTGTTGTCCATACAGGTCTTTGTGGAGATGAGTCCATATAATTATAAGTTACACATCTGTTAATTACAGTTGAACTTTCTGTACAATAAAACCAAGTAATTTCTCCAAACAAATTATTTAACCCAACATTAATTAATTGATTAGCTGTTGTATTTAAATCATTATAAACAAAGTCCTCTACTAAACATGTCATCGTTTCTAAATTACCAGAATATTTAAAGAAACCATTTTCTGAAAACCAATACGCAGCACCATCAACTTCTAATGCAGCGTTCTGCCCAATTAATCCACAGTTAGTTCCAACTTGTTGAAAACCAAAAGTAAGGGGTTGACCAATAAATCTCATAGTAAACAAAGATGTATCTGTCCAAATATAAGTTGCATCTCTACCTCTAACCGCACCTACAATTTTTGATCCATCTGCAAGTCTTTGTGTACCTGCTGTGTTAACTGCTGTTGGTTGATAAGTATTAATATCTTCTTGATCTGAAAATCTAATAAACATTTCATCTTGAGTCGTCGGATCACCGATAGTTTCTTCTGTTCCAAAAAATACTAAGTGACGGTCGGGAGTAGAGACTAACATATCCCGTGACGCTGTTGGTGCACCTGCAATAATAGTTGCTCTATTAGTTACAGCATTTGTTGCATTGGAGTCCCATTCAAATACTTGTGCATTATGAATTAGTGCAATTACTTTATCTCCAAAATTATCAATAGACCATAAACCAGGATCAACAACTAAATCACCCGATGCAGCTTCACCCCATGCAATATAATCTGAACTATCTAATATAGTCGCACCATTAGAATGTGTTGCAGCTGTTGTATTTCTAACACCTCTTGTAACTCCAGTTAAAGTGTTTGTTGATATACCTGTGTATGAAATTTCTTCTGTTCCTATTTGAATAAAGTTTGTACCTGAACTTGGAAACTGAGATGCATCAGTTAAAACAATAGTTGTAGTTGAATCATTAATACCCCCATTTAAAGTAGTCGTTGCTTCACCTGTTACAGTTCCACCCCATGAAGCTAGTCCCCAACCAAAACCAGGTAATTGTTCTGCAGGTCCTACCGGATAGTAATGTCTTACTCTAATACCACCAGAAGTTGTTGCACCTGATCCGGTCTCATTAGAGGGCATGGTAATAGTTAAAGTTGTCCCTGTCGGAACAGAGGTCACCATAAATTTTTTATCATCAAAATCTGATGCTGAAAAATTAGAATTAGTTATTGCTGTAAAATTATCTAAAAGAATAATATCATTTTCTTGTATATTATGGTCCGTGCTAAATGTTATAGTAACTGTTGGTGAACCATTAGTTGTACTAAATGCATTTGATAATGTTGTGGTAGTTTTAATAGGGTGGATGTCATAAAATACACCTCCTGTATATGCGTATAAAATTCTGTTAGTTCCTATGATTGCAAACTTGTTACCAGATTTATTAACTAAATGATGTAAAGCTCTTGCAGCTCCTGTAAGTTTTGACTCACCTAATTGTGACCAACCACCTATTTTTTCAGGTGTACCATATCTAAAACGCACATTATCTCCATCAACCCATTGTCCTTCGGCTGTAGTTTCTGTAACTTGTTTATTGAATCCTGGTGCAAAACCTATTTTTTGTAACATATAAA